AACTCAGGAGTCTTGATCATCTGCATGATGCCGACAAAGCTAAACACTCCCTCTTCGGGGTTGTGTTCACCACGCCACGAAGAGAACGGAACATAGTCGATGTCCACGTCTTCGATTGACTTCAGTCCCGCCTCACCAGACAGAATAAGTCCCTTGCCAAACCGCTTCTCGTAGTACCGACACTGATACGTCTTTCCAAAACCATGGTGTGCATACAACAGGGTCTTAGTCGGGCCATCTTTTTGGATGTCCCTTGTGCTAAATGTCTTAAACATTAGGGCTGATCCTTACTTTTGGCTTTTCAAGATTGCGCGTCAGAGCATGCTTCAACTGTGACTGCTGTTCTGTTGGAAGTTTTTGAAACTTGCGCTTGTCGACAGTGAGTGATCTACGCACGAACTCAGGGAGCGGGGCTTGACCGAAATGCGTCTCAAGAGCCTCTTTATCCCAAGACCAACGCTCTGTTCGGCTAACCACTATGTCATATTTGCCAGCAGACTTCGACAGCGTCCCGCCCTCTTCGGGGAACAGGCGTGCTATCTCAGCCTCTAACTGACCGATACGATGCTCGACGACCTCACGCTCAAGATGTAGATGGTAAAGCTCATTGGCTAGAGGCTCTAGCCGTTCCGAATGGATATCAGCAGGTTTTTGTTCGTGTTCCCGCTCAAACACTTGCCAGTTATCTGTCATATTTTCTCCTTTTCAACACCAGCAAATCGTTTGGTGTCTTGTCAACACCTATAGGTGTATAGTAAACAAGACGTGAATGCAAGCAACTTTTGGAAAGGAACACCATGAAGCTGAACATCCAAAAACTTATTTCAGATTTGGGAGGAGCGTCATCGGTTGCACAGATTACTGGGGTTGTCCGCACAGCACCGTATGGGTGGGTGTCCCGCTCGTATGTTTCGAGTCACGTTCTTGAGAAGATCAAAGAACATGACCCCGACTTAGACATTGACATTTATTTTGAGGAAAAACATGACGGGAAAACTGGAAGCGGCTCTTGAGTATCTGGACAGGGGATGGGCAATTATCCCCATCCGACCAGAAGCCAAGCGGCCACAAATTAAATGGCGGGAGTTTCAAGACAGACTACCCACAGAAGATGAAGTTATTGACTGGTGGACAAAGTGGCCAGACCACGAAATCGCAATCATCACGGGCGAGATCAGCGGCATTGTCGTTGTAGACTGTGACAACCAAGAGGCGTTGGAGCATGCCCTTAACACAGGTATGCGCTCACCCATACAGGTAAAAACAAAGCGTGGGGTGCATCTGTACTTCGAGCATCCACGCGACGGCGTTCGCCGTGGCCCTCGCGCAGGAGTAAACAGCACTGGCTCAGACTGGCCGAAGATAGACGGCCTCGACTTCCGGGGTGACGGCAGCTACGCGCTGCTGCCGCCGTCGAAGAACTACGTCTGGGACTATGCTGCTGGCTGTGACTGGGACGACTTGCCTGTCTGGAAAGATTGGAAGCCATCCTTGCCAGCGATGGACGGACTTGAGTTTGAGTTCAGTGAGCTTGACTTGTCGTCGATTGACCCGCTGAACCCAGACGAGTTTATCTCGGAATGGGATCGGACAGCGAAGTTTGTACGGGAAAGATTCCCGTCGACCCTCCGCATTCCGTCTGGTCTTGGCAACGGACGCAATGAACGTGTGATGAAGTACATCAGCGAGAGCATACTCGAAGGCTGTTTTGGCCCAGAGCTACGTCTTCGCGGTATCGCGTTTATGAATGAGTTCTTCGAGACCGCTCTCGATGAGCGGGAGTTCGAGGCCACAGTTGCCTCGATGGAGCAAGCCGAAAAACGCAACCACCCAGAGCGGTTCAACGAGAAGGGCGAGTATATCCACAAGCCTAACATCTTGCCGAAGGACAACAGGGAGTTGCGTGAGCGTCGACTTATCCAGATGCAGGATGCTGACCAACTGCTCAAGGACGCAGACGCAAAGCAATACCTCATCGAACCATGGCTCCCAAAGAACACAATCGTGCAAGTCTTCGGCTACTCTGGCCACGGTAAGTCTTTATTTATACAACATGCTATGGGCGCACTGACGGCTGGCAACAGATACTTCGGGCCATTTGAGATTGGACGCCCTGCTCGTGTCCTGTACATGGACTTTGAGATGGGCATGGCAACCATTGCTCGCCGCCTGATGGACTTGAAGAGTGTGCATAATGATACACAGGATAGGCTCAACATCTGGACGCCATTCATCGACAAGCGCGAAATCAATCTACACAACCGTGAGGGACTGCAAGAGTTGCAGGGGTGGATTGAGTTCTGTGACCCAGACGTAATTGTCATTGACACGATACGATCTGCCTACCCCGGACTACAGGAAAACAGCGCAGACGAATGGTCGAAAGTGAACCAGCTCGCAGTCAAGCTCAGAAACTCTGGTCTATCTGTCGTGCTTGTGCATCACAGCAACAAGCCCAGCGAGAGCGGTATCGGTCGTGAGGCTGGGTCAACCAACCAGCTAACCGTCTTAGAGACCCAGATCAAGGTGACGCAAGTCTTCGAGGACGAGGACACGGCAAAGCAAAACGCTGCTATTTATGATAGCAACTATGAAACCCCCGTCTGGCCCTTGCTGCGTTCTAGTCTGAGTGAAGACTTTCGTCTCTACATGGTGATGGAGATACGTTACGGCAAAGTCCGTGAATGGACAGACTTGCATGACCGTGTGCAGTGGGTTGGCTTTGCGGCGAACGACATAACTGGAGAGAAGAGAGTGGTGTCCAGCAAATCTACAAAGCAACGCGCAAAGGAAATGGCACTCAATGGCTATGACACAGTGTTCATTGCAGACAAGCTAGGTCGTCCGCTTACTCTTGTTCGTGAGTGGCTTGAGATGGACGTATTGACTTAACTTTTGCGCCGGGGAAATATTCTCTGACTTTATCTATCCACGCCGCTATCTCTGGATATCGGCGTCTGTTTTCTTCCTTGTCCCCCGAAATTTTGACAGCGGATTTTGAGGCTTCGACTCTTGTCGAAAGTTGTCGGCACTTAATCCAATCAAGGTACACCTGATCTTTTTTTGTAAGTTTTTTTCTTGCCATTTTTTTGTAGCTTGGATGATACAACCGCACGACTTCGTCTCAACGCGTTTCGTCTAGTCTCGAAGTCGGCCCCCTTGGGGCCGTCTTCGCCGTCTCAACGCTAAGACGGTTGTATCACTTTTGAGTGGATAGTTCAATGGGTGTTTGACAAACACCTTTTGGTGTTGCAAAAATACAACAAATGTCTATACAGTTGTACTGTCAACCAACCACAGGGGTGTTCATGCCAAGGGTTGTTCGCGTCACTGACGAGGACAAAGTTTGGCTCCAGAGAAATCACAAAGATTACACCTATTCTGACATGGCACAGCGCATAGGTTGCTGTGTTGATACATTGAAACGCATTCTTGTACGCGAAGGTTTACAAGAATTCGATGGGGCCAAGTATCAAGTCCGAAGAGATTTTGAAGAGAAGAGTTGGTCGCGCCCATGTATGGGATGTGGCGATACAAAAAAACGCCCGAAAAACTGGTTCTTCTGTAAGTCATGCCGAAAAGAACTGGGGTACGAAGATTGACAACCTCTTCTAAACGAAAGGGTGATGGCTACGAGCGCGAACTCGCTACTTACATTAATGAGAAAACAGGTCTGCAAACCGCACACCGCGCCCCGCTGTCTGGCGGTGGTATGGTCGGCCTGTCTGGTGGAGCAGACATCATCGGCGTTCCAGAACTTTTTATTGAGGCCAAGCGTGTTGAACGTCTGAACTTCCTCGATGCGATCAGGCAGGCCGAACGAAACAAACAAAAAACAAACTCTCCAGAAATACCAGTGGTCATCAACAGAAGGAATCGCATGGCCACTGGAGAAAGCCTGTGCCTTGTGCGGCTAGATGACTTTCTAAAACTTTACGTTAGTCATCTCAAAGAAATGGGTTGTCATGCAAACTCGGAAATGCCCACGATGCCTACAAAAAAAGACAATTTCTAATTTTAGAAAAAGGTCTGGCGCGGACGCGGTAAAGAGAAACAGAGTCGGTCAACCTTATGGAAACTGTCGATCCTGCGAAAACAAACGGAGAGGCGACACACTTCGTGGCTCTCTCGGCGTCTTGCTCCAGCATGCCCGCAAGAGATCAAGGGTCAAGGGGGTTAGATGTGATTTGACAACAGACCAGCTCATCCAACTGGCTCATTCCCAAAAGAGCGTCTGCCCTCTTTCGGGGCAGCCGCTGACTTACGAAACAGGACATGGTGTCGTTTACACCAACGCATCCATAGATCGCATAAAGCACGATGGAGACTACACTTTGAGTAATGTGCGTCTTGTCTGTCGAGTGGTCAACACAATGCGCTCACGTCTGACGGATCATCAACTCTATGAGTGGTGCTTGAAGGTTGTCGAGAACGGACGACCAGATTAACCACACATGACATGATATCGAAATGGCCAAGAAAAAGCGTTGCAACGTATCCCTCTCCGTCAAGCGCGGAGAAAAGAAGCCAGCCAGCCAAGGTGCAGGACTGACTGCCAAAGGCCGTGCCAAGTACAACAAAGCGTGTGGCTCAAAGTTAAAAGCACCGCAACCCGGTGGCGGCAAACGACGCTCGTCTTACTGCAAGCGCAGCGCAGGACAGATGAAGATGCACAACATTTCTTGTTCCAAGACGCCAAAGAAACGTATCTGCGCTGCGCGTCGCAGGTGGAAGTGCTAGATGTCAGACGATTACTGGGATCATATTTCCGTGCAGATCGCGCAAGAGATACGTCAGTGGTCTGACGAAGTTCTCGAACACCCATGCGAGTCTTTCGCCAATCTCCCACCATGCCCCTATGCACGCAGTGCGTGGAATGATAACCGAGTCATGATCCACGTCACTTCAGACTTGGAGGCAGTCACGGAAATCAAAGCGTTCTTCCCACCAACGGAAGATTCGCTCCACATCGTGGCTTGGACTGACTTCGATAACATGACAGCCAATCAGTTCAACGAATGGATCGAAGCAAGCAACGTGAATCACTTCGGAGTCTGGCTTATGGGCTTCCATCCAGACGGAGACGAAGACGCATTAACACCTCACTTTTCTGGTCTCATTGAGGACGACTACGCACTTATTCTTGTGCAATCATTGGGACACTTGGTTAGAGCCTCAGACGCTTTACGCAAGACAAACTATTACAACAAGTTCCCATCGCGGGAGCTACAATATATCCAGAAACGCAAGGAGATTTACGATGCGTGGAATGAAAAAGTCGATGAAGAAGCCCATGCCAGCAAAGAAGAAGGCTGTATCGAAGCGCGGCATAATGGCCAAGAAAAAATCCATTAGGAGAGCATAATGATCCGCAAGAACCGGGGGCTTATCTTCGGTACTCGCGGCAAGTCTCGTGGCCAGCAGACGATGCGTGTTGGCCAGAACCCTTATCGCATGATGAGCAACATGCCAACGCAATTTGGGAGAAGCACAAATGTTAGCCCAGTGTTTGGTAATCGTCAGCGAGCTATGCGGAGACGCTAATGGCAAGCCCGCGCGTAAAGAGAGTCGCACGCAAGACGCAGTCTGCAAACATGCAGCATGCGACCTGCCCTTGTGCGTTGAGAGGTGCAAATGGCAAGAAAGCCAGCAAAAAGGCCAAAGGCTAAGACGTCTGCTAAAAAGGACGCTTGCTATCACAAGGTCAAGTCTCGCTACACCAAATGGCCCAGCGCATATGCATCAGGCGCGCTTGTAAAATGCAGAAGAGTCGGCGCGAAGAACTGGGGTAACAGTGGCAAAAGCAAGAAGCGATAGCCTCAAGAAGTGGTTCAGCCGCAACAATGGAAAGGGTTGGGTCGACTGCAAGACAGGCAAGCCATGCGGACGAAAGTCGGCGAAGGGTGGCAGTAAACGACCCTATCCGGCTTGCCGCCCGACGAAGGCTCAATGCACCAGCGCGTCCCGAAAAAAGAAAGGGCCAGCAAGAATTAGCTGGAAGAAAAAGAAATGAGTCTATGTCCCCGATGTGGACACGATTCACCAGTGGAAGTCCACGGCCACATTCAGTGTGGATTTTGCCACCTCTACCTCGAAGAGTGTTGTACAGGAGAACAATGCCATGCCACGCGTCTTGACCACCAAGCAGAAGAAGATTGCTCGTGTCGCGAAGCCCCGGAACAAAATAACAGGGGCTGACTTCAAGAAACTTAAAAAGAAAAAGAAAACGCGTAGCGCGTAACCCATTGGCTAAGTAGTCCCCATACCCACCTTCCCCGTAGGGACGACACCAGACGCGGTTCCTGCAACCGTTGTTGTATGTTGTATGTTCTTTTCATAGTTATACCGCTTCAAACTGGCATCTTTCAGGTCGTGGCCCCACCAGTTGATGGCCTCACTCTGGAAGAGTGTATGGATCAGGCACACGCAATCGCGCTAGACAAGACGGCACTTCTCGCGACTTGCATGCCTTACAAGCCAGTGAAGAAGACGGCAATCTAGGACGACCCAAAAGTCCTCCCCGTTTTACAATGCTTGCAAGGGTGTTGAGTGGGAGCGTTTGTCTTGGAACCAGTGTCAATGATGGCGGCATTCACCGCTGTCAAATCCGGCATAGCAATGGGTAAAGAAATCCACTCCTTGGGTAAGGAGTTGGGTTCGCTTTTCGACATGATCGACGGTGCGAAACGGACGCACAACAAAAAGAAATCTGGTCGTTCAGCAAACGAGGAAGCCCTCGAAACATTCGTTGCCAAAAAGCAAGCGGAAGACTTGGAAAATCAGCTTCGCGATATCGTAATCCAGACTCGCGGCATTAGTGCATGGCAAGAACTTGTACGTCTTCGTGCCGACATACGAGTTAGGCGTCAACAGGAGCATGAAGAAAGTCTAAGACGGCGTGATCAGGTGATTGAGGCGACACTAATGTGGATTTTAGTCGCCACTATTATTGGGATCGTCTTGAGCGTGGGCCTTGCGATTTATCTCGCGCGGACTGGGCAACAAATAAACAGCCCATTCTTCTAAATATTGAGGGGCTTTCGGCCCCTCAACATACGCTTTCTTATCCCGACCAAGAAACCCGATATACACCAGAATTTTGAGATATCGACTACATGCACTTTGACTTGACCCAACAGCACTAGCTATCTTCGTCTGGCTTGTCTGTGGTTGGCTCGATTGGCGGAGGTGCTTTAGTATTTTCACCGCCATCACTTTCTGGTTGCGTGTTAATCTGTGCATCCTTTTCTTCCACCCTACTTATGGTGTTGTATACCCAAGCACTGCTGTTGAGTGCTTGGCTTGTATAATCCAAGACAGACGTTGCGCCACCTTTGTTAAGCACGTTGTCTGTAAAAACAAACTCAATACCAAGTATGTTTTCTTGTGTCTTGAGAATGTAAACTTCTGCCACTTTAAAAACTTGCTGTTCGGTCATGTTTTATCCCTCGCTTTTCGGAGCCAACAGTCGGCAATT